CTTTAGCAACCTCTAATACTCTCATAAACTGATCAACTGAATCGCATTCTATCTTTTTGATTTCTGCATCTGATCCAAATAATCTGAACCATCTACCAGTCATCGAAATTTCAAGACGGTCTACAACTTGATCAGGGAACATGGGATTTTTAGTAACTCCATCTATGATAGCACATCTGTGCTCAAAGTCAAATATCAGTCGTGCGGAAATGTTCATGATCATCACCAACCATAAATCCATCAACTTCCCTTATATCATAGTCATAACCTGCAGCAGAGAATTTACTACTATCACCAGGATAATCAGCAACACTCTCTCCTTCATACTCTACAACCATATCATGTCCTATTCTGTCTGCCCACACCTGATAGTATGCATCTATCTTACCACCTGCTTGATTTTTTATATAAACTCTCTTACCATATTCTATACGATCTACAAATAATTCTTGATATGCACCCATAGGAGTGAGGTGAACTGAGATTGTTTCCTTATCAACAAAATTCTGCCAATAGTCAGGCAATTCTATGATACCATCAACACTTACCTTACCTCTCACATACACTGCTGCTTCAGGTCCTTCTACACATGCATGTCTAAGTCTGTAACCTTTTATATTAGGATGTGGTAAGTCAAATACTTTACATCCTGGTGGTGTGCCTGATGTTGTGCTGATATCACCGACAAAATTACTTGCCTTCACTGTAGATGATGCTGTAATCTTACCTGTCTGGTCTGTGTCACCATCTTGTATAGTGTTACCCTCAATGTCGAGTGCTTTGCCACTCTCTGTCACGATTTTGACATCACCCTCAATATCAACAGCACGACCTGAAACATTAGGTTTGAAATCAGCAGCATCTGTACCGATGTTGACCACACCTTTTGCATCTTCACTATGTCCTCCTACAAACGCAGGTCCTGTTGATGCAAGTGTTCCCTCATACTCTTTGTCACCATTCAATGTGGTTTTTGATCTATCATCTTTTGGATCTTCAGGTCCAATGTAGATCTTACCACTATCAAGATTACGAATACCAGCCATAATTAGTTTTTCAATGTTTTGATTTGGTTCTCTATATATTCCTCCAAAAAGGCAGGACATATTTTTGTTTGCGGTTCATGTAGTCTAATGTATTGACCCATTAGAACCGTCCATCCTTCAGAGTGTGTAAGAACTCTTTCATGGGCATCAATTGTGATATTATCAGAAGTAATTATAGTATTGTTTTTTGCCCTGAGTTTGATATCATGCTCTGCCATGATAGTAACACCATCTTCACTTGTATTATGTGACTCTATTTCAATCAAATCTGCTTTGAGAATCAATTTGTTTTTTGCTCTGATTGTGATGTCACCCTCTGAGTTTATACTCAAAGGTGCATCATCACACACCTGCATGATTGATGATCCTTTCTGTAAGTTTGCTCCTTGACTCTCACTTGAGCATAATTCAAATCCACCATCTCTGAATAATCTTAGTTTTTGACTATCACCACCATAAAGACCAACGTCTCTTGGTCTCTCTGAGTTTTTCTTCTCGTCACCAAATGTTAGATGACCACACTCAGAGTGTTGTATGGTTATTGGTGGTACTTTTGTTCCTTCAGACATAATTAGTAGAATCTAGGACAACTGATCACTGTTACCAATTGTGCATCTGGCACAACTGGATCGGTATAATCTTCACGCTTGATGAACCTTGTTACAGGGAGTATTTTTGCACCTACACCCGTGTTGGTTTCTATTGTCAATGTTGGCAAATTAGTAAGTCCTTGATCTATTTTACCACTAGCACCCACTATTCTACCATCTTCTATAATCGGTGTCAATGTTTGTCCAGTATCACTAACAATAAGATCTCCTTCTTCATAACCTGCCCCTGTTGATATAATGTTTACATCGACTACCTCTCCTATCACATCAACACCACTAGCATCTGACAATCCTGATGACAGATAACCATCACCAGTTGATAAAATACAAATATTCATAACCTTATCACCATCCATGCATGCTTCACCAGTTGATCCTCTTCCATTTCCACAGTCATCAATGATTGAAACATATGGTTTACTTGTGTAACCGAAACCAAGATCTTTCATATTTACACCAATTATCTCGCCAGTTTCATTTATAACAGCATCAGCAAGAGCACCAAAACCACCACCACCAAAAATTTCAACCCGTGGAGGTCCACAAACCTTGCTATTCTGAGGTCTACACCCACTAACTAATCCATTTAGAGGTGATGCACCACTAAAGTCTCCTATATTATCTCCTATAAGACTTACTTGTGGGAATGATAGACCTGCTAAATCGCTTATTTTTCCAACTAATCCACTACCACTCAATGTGGTAAATTTGTTCAATAGATTATTAAATTCCAATACTTTCTTAGGATCAGGACCTACATTTGTAAGAAAATCAGTAGGATTTTCATCACATTTTTGATCCTCACACTCAAATAATGATAATGCTGCTGCAAGCACAGTCATCGCCTTTGTCATCATATCTTGGAAAGCTGGCATTGCTTTGCCTGTGAATTTACTCAATGCACTTAGTAAAGGTGATATCGCATTTTGTATGTCATTAGTCAACTTAGACAATAAACCAGCTATGAATTGCTCTGCTGCACAAAGTGGTATGTTGAGTAAGTTGCCAAGAAGAGATTTGAGGAAATCCTTTATAACATTCTCTAATCCATTTAGAATATTCTCGATAGCACAATATATACCATCCTTTTGCTTCTTTGCATCAATTTGTTTTTGAAGAAAGTCGGGAGTCAAAAAATCTACTGCATCATCTACTGCTTCATCAATCTCCTCAAACAACTTATATCGTGCACCACGTATGATGCCTCCTATTCCAGTAGATATTTCTTTTGATGCTTTTGCTATCTCTTTATCAATGTCTACAATTTTATTCAATACAGGGTCAATGTAACCATCAGAAAACTTTTCAAGTTTGTTGATTTTGTCGAAGAATTTTTGAAGAGCTTTTGCTATTTCTCCTGATTTTTTCTTAGGATTATCACAAATCTCTGGTTTAGGTATATGATATGTTTTGTTATCAAAGTGATGTTCTATAGTATCTTGATCTACATTATTCTCATCTTTTATAGTTTCATTGCTGGTGACTATGACACCTGAATCAAGTTGTCTCTTCTGTTCTACGATAGTGGCATGATCACCCATATCAATACTAGGATCTATCTTCAGAGGAGCAAATCCTGTGGTGCCTTTATCTATTGCCTCTTTATATGATATTAAATCTTCAATTTTGTAATTAGCATAAAATGCTCCAAGCACAACGGGTTGTTGTGCTTCCTCTCCATCGAGAAAAAACCCAACAACCATCTCACCACCTTGCAATGCAAACGATGTCCCTGTATTATTATTACCTGCTCCAAACTGAGGTGACACCAAAAAATGTGCCCAAGGCAGATTCTCATCAGAAATACCACCTTCCGCATCACCCTCACCAGGATGATAACCTAATATTCTTATCTTTGCTCTGAACCCATTATTGAAGTTTTGATTGTTCTCTGTACGCCAAACTCTATCAGGGGCTACTTGTCCAACAAACCACTGAAATCCATCCTTACCAAGGAACTCTATATTAGATTGACGTGTATCAAGCATCAGTCATCATATACCAGACACTCTGGTTCGTCGGGATGTAGGTCACAGAATACTTCTAAAACATTAGGATCATGATGATCACCTGCCTCGATCTCATCTTTGTGATGTTCTACATAATCTTCTAGATCATGCAATTCATCTTTTGCATGTCTTCTTGCTGCTGGAGTCGCTTTTGGATCTTCAGCGATTTCCTTGTCTTTAGCAATGTGGTCTTCGATACTTTTCATGTTACTCGTTGATGGTAAATGAATCTCTCACCAGAGATAATCCAGTGAAATCACCTTTTGGATTACCAAACTCATGAGATAATTTGGCAATCATATATTTGCCACTCTCAGGAGAATTCTTATCCTCAGGTTTACCCGTATTTAGGTCTGGAAATTCAACATTAATTACCTGACCTGCTCTTAGTGAAAGATTCATGGGGACTGTGATATCTAGGATCTGAGCGAACAAAGCAGCATATCTAGCAGATGCTTGTGCTTGATATCTTGTTTGATCTTGAGGTGTGCTTACCTCTACACCATCAGCATCCATCATTGTAGTACCTTGATCAATAGTACCAAGAATTATTCTTGAATAAGGTTCTTTATAATTTGTAGGTACAGGTTCCTCATCGTTTCCGAGTTGAGAATCACCATTCCTATAATTATAAAAGTGAACCTTTCTAGTGATCACATCGTAATACCAATTTGAACTACTGAAGGCACCAGACCTTAGTTTCTTTATTATATCATGACTCTCCCTCATGTCTGGAGGACTTGCAAGTTTGAAATTATTTGACACATCTAGTCCTTCTTTGAATGGTGTCATAGTATATGTCAAGGTTGCTTCGGATTGGAATATAAGATCAATACTCCTAAAATTATATCCATCTTGAGTTTCAAAGAACAAATACCCTGCTGTGCCACCATTACCCTCCTCAAATGACCCTGTAGATGGTATTGCTTTACGACACAAATCTGTTATAACCTTGAAAGGTCTTCTATAATTACCATAAAATTCACAATTATTTGAAGTTGTGTCTACCTCATTGATTTCACCCTCTATTTTCTCGCTTAGTATTTTACTTACACTCGCTGCTATTGATCCTTTATATTTTATCCAACACCTAGTAGTATGATTCGATAGTGCACCAGGTGTTTCGCATGTGAGTGTGTATACTTCTCTTTTCTGATCAATAATATGTCCAGATATATTTGTTACGACTGCATTGAATGAGAAAGGATCTTCCTGACTAGGATGTTGTAGTAGTATTTTTGCTATACATCCACTCCTTATTGGTAATTTGTTTATCAATCCACCTGTATCAATCACTGTGATATTCATATGAATGGAGGGATCTATAACATCCTCAAAATATTTGACATATCCTAACTGACCTAACATATTATAAGATTTCCCACCCTCCTCAGTAAAAACCTCAAAGGCGAGAACTTTATGTCCTTTTGTCCATATTACGTTTGTATTCATGCTGTCATAGATTGCTGAGCTGCAGCGTTGAGATACATGAGATCGACAGTATTTATTCCACTACCACCCACGACAACTGTGTTTCCACCACCTTCATTTACGATAGGTTGTGTAGTATTATTAGTAATATTATTATTCATAAGAAATATATTATTTTCAATTCCCTCTGGTGCGAGTGCTATAAAATCATTGTTAGGTGGTTCAAGTTCATTCATTGATAGTGGAGTTCCACCACCACCAAGAGGATTACTATTTGTACCAGTCATATCTGGTGAACCAGACGGAAATGCTCTATCCACTTTTACTTTTACATCACCTTTCTTCTTTATATTTCTTGGTGTTCTAGGTAGTTTACCTTCTTTTATGAATTTTTGTAGTATCTCCCGTGCTTTTTCGGGGGATGCATTCTTTATTATATTAAAAAGTTTTTCTTGTAATTGCTTTTCTTTCTTGAGTAATTGTTTTAGAGAAGGTTCTTTCTTTGGCACATTATCAAATTTTATGTTTGGATTAATTTTTTTCAATAATGCTTCTGCTCTTATTCTTATACCTTTCGCTGATATACCAGGTATGTCAACGCCAGGCACTAACTCATCAGCAAAAGTTTGTCCCTTTGATACCTTCTTCCAAAACTTTGTAAGTGCAGGGATTTTCTTTATAAGTATAGAACCTAATCTGGTCTGATTCAATGTATTCAAGAGACCTGCTGCTGGTATCGCTTCTTCTCCAGAGGGACCTGCTAAAACCAATGTACCTGCTAAGAGCAAACCATATCCAATAATTTTAGCTGCAGTTGTATCATACCAAGGTTTTGATGTAGGTAATTTAGGTAGTGGAAAGTCAAATCTATCTCTTTTAAATAAACCACGATCATCATCCTTTTTTAGTCTAACGAGTGAAGTATCCTCTAATTTATTCAATACTCTCTCTAAATCGTCAAGTGCATTTGAAAATAATGATTTTTGAGTGGATATCAATACTCTTTGTTCTTCAAAACGTCTTCTCCTATCTGCACCAGTAAATAAATCTGCTAACTTACCACCTGCAAGTCCACCAATAATACTGCCACCTATACCACCAATTACAGTTCCTATAGGTCCTCCCACCGCAGTGCCAAGTATTGCACCATACTTAGCACCTGCAAGTGCACCACCCAATCCACCTGCTGCACCTACACCTGCTTGAAGATTAGTTTGTCCTTCTGCTCTTCTACCTGCAAAATCTAAACCTGCACCCACAACAGCAAGAGGTCCCACTCTTCCAAGTCTACCTACTCTACCTACCCTAGATAAAGTAGAGGTTCCTCTTTGCATTCTAAGTAATGATGAGGGTGATCTTGGAACCTTAGGGAATTTACGGAGTAATCCTACTTGACCACCTCTACCAAAAAATCTTCTACCAAGTGCACTGCCACCTAGAATACCTAATGCACCGCCAACGCCTCCTCTTTTATCTTTTTCTTGTTCCCTACTGCGTAACGCTAGTGCTTTTAGTGTACGACCTCTTTCTTCTACGAGTTTACTTTTGATTGAAAGAGAATTTCTCTCAAATATTCTCTCAACTCTAAAACTATTTCTTAGATCGTTTCTAAGTGATAAACTAACTCTTCTATTTTGATTTGATATTACACCGAGCGATCTCTCTATCATGAGTATGCTCCATATGTTCTAAGAGATGACGCTGCTTCAAATCTGTCAAATAAACCACCACCACTAGAAAATTTAGTGCTTACAAATACAGAATCAGGTGTCGCTGTAAGACCTGTGAATCCTGATATAGTTTTTGGTGAATCATCCTGAGTCATATCAATATTGTACAAATTATTACTTACTTCAGATCTTGGTTTTATCTCTTTACTAAGATTAGCAATATCTAATTTTTCATTCAATTGTTTGTTGTTTTCTTCAATATTATCTGGAGGAGTAATCAATTCAGTTATTTCTTCTGCACCCTCAATATTTTGATTTTGTGTAATTAGAATTTGGTCTCCCTCAACATTGACATTATTTTTAGATGTTGCATCAACATTTACGTCACCTTCATTTACTTCTTCGTTGAATATAGTTTCGCCAATATTAGTAGTAACAAACGCTGTAAGATCTTTGTCAGTCTTTTTATCTTCATTTTTTGGTACGAGAGACTTATTTGGTAATACAGTGTTCAGTGCTGCTATGTCTGCATCATTTATGTCCTGAACTTCTTTTTGCTTAACCTCTATTTGATTGACTTTTACACCCTCTAATTTATCTGGATCTACTTGCCCCTTTTCTTTTTCTTTATCAAGTGTTATACCTGACAATATACTGTCAAACCTATCCAATAGTGATCTAAATCTATTCACATCAGGTTTGTTGATTGTTTGTTCACCTTCAAGTTCTTTTCTTACTAAGTCCTGTCTTCTTCTATCACCACCTTGACCTGCATTTGCAAGAGATGGTATCAAGAGACTGGCAGCGAGTGCAGCAGTAATCAAGAGTGGATTTTTTAATTTTGATGCACCAGCGACATTTCTTCCAACTCCACTCACAGCAGCACCCTTACCACCACCTATCAGACCTTTGAGTGCAAGGACATTTACCACCGATCCTGTTAGAAATTCTACTATCTCAGGAGACATCAAAGCACCTGCCAACCCTAAACTTTGTAATCCACCACCAATATTACCAGCACCAAGTTGTGCAGCACCTGTCAGAGCTGCAGCACCACCAAGACTTTTTCTCAAACCTGATAATACACTCGTTTTTACATCAGAAAGGTTTTGATTATCTTTTCTTAGTAGTCTTGCTTCCTCTCTATAATATCTTCTTTTCGCTCTTACGTCTTCTCTTATCTGATCCTGTATACTTCTCATCGTGTTATTCATCGACTCTAATTGAGAGATGACACGACCTAAAACTCTTGTTTGTGGTTGTTCTAAATTTTGTGTTGCTTCTGTCGCCCTCTGTAACAATCTATCATAAGCCAAATCCATCCTACGCTCCATAGGAATCATAGGAGTTTGGGGTGCTACTTGTCTACCAGGCGTTTGCATCTGCTGCCTTTGCTTGTTGTGCTTCTAGTTTTTGTTTCTCAAGGAATTTGATGAGGTAATTTACATATACCTCTTTTTCCCAAGGAATCATATTTTCTATATCACTTACAGACCATTTATGATGTTGCATTAGAGAAAAATTTGTCTCCAATACAGAATCAATAGTGGTATGATATAGCATTATGCGAAAAAATTTGATAAACCCTCAATTACTACTTCTGACTCTTTCTTAGTATTTGGGTTTTTCACTGTACCTTTATATTGTAATTTTGGCATAGTAGCGAAGAATTCCTCAATCAAGGTAAATTGTTGTGAGTTCAATTGCTCAATAAATTTGAGAAGTTCCTTTTTAGAACAATCCTCGGAAGACCACGCTTCATCTACAGTAAAAATAGTGTCTATACAATCAACAACAGCGTCAAACGCTTTATCAATCCTATTAGACCCACTCAAATCAGATGCGATGAAATTATTATCCATAAACTGTTGCATTGATGGATACTTCATCTTAATATTGATATCATTATCAACTTTGATCATGTCAGTGTGACCTTCAGGGACTTCAAGTTTGATCTCAGACAATTTTATTGTAAGAGGTACTTTAGTCTCATTATCATCTTGACATGTCACAAGTAATTCAACAGATTCACCTACTGATTTACCTCTGATATTCAAAAATAAGTATTCAAGTTCAAAACTAGGTAATTTTTCAACATCTATCCCACGAGTGAGAATACATGATTTCAATACACTTTTCAATGTAGCAGTGATGTCAGCGTCATTACCACTCTCAAGTGCTATAAGTAGAACTTTCTCCTCTTTGACAAGAAAAGGTCTATACTTTACTTTCTTACCTGTTGATATAAGTTGCAATTCAAACGTAGGTGCAACGACCTTTGGTAAAGGCATAATAATTTTGGTTCAGTGTATTTATTTAGTGAGTAAATTTTACCATCCTCTGTCAGGATCTCCAACAATAAAGCTATCACCAGCACCAAACTGAGGATCGTCAAAATCTCTTTCCTCACTATCAGTTGAAGCACGAGTTCCTCCTCTACCATATTCAAAATCATTCCTAGGAGCAGTTGCCCCATATATACGTTCAAATTCTTTTGACTCAGAGAATGCATTGTCAACTCTTGATGTTCTATCAATAAAGTATTGATCATATTTAAATGTGATAGTAGTCTTGATCAATTCTGCTCTTCCATATGCAAGTGGAGCAGCGACAATACTACTTGGAAACGCATTTTGTATTTTGTATGTGATACTACTGGGTAGTTGATTATTGAATCTATTTGTAGTATTGAGTTTTGCAAACTCATCATTTATATCTCTACTGAACGCTGTGATCTCCATATCACATTTATAGGTATCAGGATATTTCATTCTCTTGAACGCTGCAGTTTCTCTACCACTGGTAGGTGATATGTATTCCATCCATGCATTGAACACATCATTTGTATAATAATCTGTTTGTAAATAATATGTCAATAGAATATCAGGAAATCTTCTAAAGGTTGCATATTTTTGTGATACTCCTTGTCTAAGACCGTCAACTTGTGCTGCTTGTATATCTGAACCTGGTAAAACTGCTTCTGAACAAAAAAGTGCTAGATAAGAACCTGCATTGTAAGGTGAGCTAGGTCCTCCATTCTGATCATAAAATCCATGTCGATTTATAAATGCATTCAAATCACTCTGTGGTTTCTTGAAATTTATACTTACATCATAACTATTATTAAATGCTGGAGTTATATTACCAAACTTCGTTGACGTATCAGTCAATTCTACCGTTGGTAAATAAAATCTGCCAGATCTAAATGCTTCTGCCCTCTGTGCCATCTAAATATAGTATGTTACATACTATGTATGTCATATAAAGGTAAGTTTAGACCCAAAAACTATAAAAAGTACAAAGGTGACTTCAGAGAGGTCATCTACAGATCATCATGGGAACTAAAATTTATGCAATATTGTGATACAAACAAAAGCATAGTAAAGTGGTCATCAGAAGAAATAGTCATACCATATAGATCACCTGTAGATAATAGAATACATAGATATTTCCCTGACTTCTATGTCAAATACAAGGATGTAAAGGGTAAACTTCAAGAAAAGGTGATAGAAATCAAACCTGCAAAACAAGTCAAAGAACCTAAGATGCAGAAGAGAAGAACTAAGAAATATGTGTCCGAGGTATTCACTTATGCTACAAATCAAGCAAAGTGGGCAGCAGCAGAGGACTTTTGCAAAGATCGCAAGTGGCAGTTTCAAATACTAACGGAGAAAGAACTTGGAATATAGTAACGTCTTCCCAACCTCAGAGGTGGTCGGACAACCTGTAATAGGTGAAGTCTTTTTGTATCAATATACTGCCAAATATGCACAACAATTACCTTTTTACGATAGGAATCCCATGACTTACATTGTTGCCATGGAAAATAATGCATTTTATGGTGTAAACTTACATTATACAAAACCATCAAACAGATCGGGCGTACTTGATTACATTCTTGCAGATCAAGATTATACTAAGTTGCCAGGATTCAATAAATACCTTAGATCTTATGTAAAAGGCATGTTCCTACAACTAAAAGGTAGTGATGTAGATAAGGCACTAGGAATGCGTCTTGAAAAGTTTGTAAGAGATATAGGAAGCATTGAATTGCCATTGACAAATCAAAAGATAAGGAGAATGATAAAATGAGCGATAAACCAGAATCACCAATTGCAGATACAGTGCTTAGTAATCCACTCAATCCTTTTAGTAAAAGGGTAGGTAGGACAACGGAAATTTTTAGTTATAGAACAACAATCGATGGTGAGAGTGTTTTCGTTATTGAAAGTGTAGAATTAGATCTCAATGGTAATACAGGTGCAACAAAGGGAATTTCTCTCTCTGGTAATGATCGTTTCAAGGGTTCTATTGATTCCTTATCAAAAGAAGATAAAGAACTTGTTTCAGGAGCACTAACAAACAATTCTGTTAGAGATGAAGCATATAAAAAGAGAATGCTAGAAGTTAGAAAAAAAGCAGAGAAAAATGGTAAATTAGAAGAATTCGACGCAGCACTTGAAAAAAATGGTAATTTAGAAGCGATTACAGGCAATGGTTCTTTTAGTGAAAGCGGTCCAGAAACAACTAAGGATAGAAATAATGCAAAAATTAAAGCGGAGGATGATGCAGAAAAAGCAAGATTAGAGGAATTCAAGAAGAGTATAGAAGTAAGTGATAAGGATCACAAATATCCAATCGACATGAAATCTGATGATGGTCAAGATTACGTTTATTTTGAGCAATTTGAGTATTTGCCACCTCAAAATACAAAGAGATCAGGAGATAAAGAAACATTGAATAATGAAATAGGTCAAACTCTAAAACAAGGAGTTGGAAGAGGAAGGAATACTAAAGTAAGACATGGTTCATGTAAGTTACCTATACCAAATAAACTAGGAGTCAGTAATGGTGTAAATTGGGGTGAGGGAAGAGCAAACGCAGTTGAACTTTCAGCATTTCAAAGTGCCGATAGAGGAATTCAAGAACTTATCACAAAGGGTAATGTACTCAAAGCAATAGGAGGTGCAAAAGACCAAGTTGGAGATGCCTTGAATGTTGTAAGGGGTGATTTGAGTGGAAGAACAGAAAGATCAGGTGAAAATATTAGTGCTGGTGATGTCCTTAGTGCAACTTTGGCAAGATCAGTTTTAGGTACAATTGGTATCAATGTTGACGTAGATCAGTTTATTACAAGACAAACAGGTGCTGCTATAAATCCTAATCTGGAATTATTATTTGGAGGACCTCAACTAAGATCATTTTCTTTCAATTTCAACTTTGCTCCAAATAGCTCAGTAGAGGCAAAAGAGGTCAGAGAAATACAAAGATGGTTTAGACAAGGTATGTTACCATCTAGAAGAAGAGCATCACAAACATCAGGATCTGCACTATTTCTAGCGTCACCTAACGTGTTTAGAATATGTTATAAAAACAAAAATAGAAGAATAAAAGGTTTGAATATAATCAAGATATGTGCTCTTACATCATGTCAAATTGATTTTACACCTGATGGTACATATCAGTCATATGATGACGTAGACGGTGTATCAATGCCAGTAAGGTCAACTATGGGAATCACTTTTACAGAGTTGACACCAGTATTCAAAGATGATTACTCTCCAAAAGTTGAGAGTCCAAGTATGCTTGATCTCGATACCAATGTAACAGGACCAAATGCAATCGACGAGAATGACATAGGAATCTAATGAACTATTTCGACCTTTTTCCAGATGTAGAATTACCCTCTTTCTCAGATAGGAGAAATTCTAGCAAAGATTTGATTAGAGTAAAAAACCTCTTCAAAAGAGGTAAAATTCGTGAAGACTTTTTTCAAAATGCAACAACTTTTTATCAGTACACTATCACAGGTGATGATAGACCAGATAATGTTGCAAAAGAAGTTTATGACAATATCGATCTAGATTGGGTGGTATTGCTATCCAACAATATACTCAATATCCGTGATGAGTGGCCAATGAGTCAATATGACTTCCAAAGATATTTAAACAACAAATACGATTCGGTACAATTGAGTCAAATTCATCATTATGAGACTAAAGAGATAAGAAACTCAAATGAAGTGCTTTTACTACAATCAGGTTTGGTGGTAAATTCTGACTTTACATTCAAATACACCGATCCAAACACAGGGTATCAAGCGATAAATGACGTTACCTCAGTTTCTGTGTTCCAACATGAAACTCAGAAAAATGATGATAAAAGGTCAATTTTCCTTCTTAGACCAGAATACGTAAGTGTTATAATAAGCGATATGAGAGAAATAATGACATATACCGATAGTTCTCAATATATCAATAGAAAGTTGAAAAAAGGTGATAATATCAGAATCGTAGAACCGAGATAATCTTTGATGCTATCATACTATGACCCTCTTTGGTAGGATGCATTGTTCTGCCACGGGGTATGTCAGGTTCATCAAGATACATATCATACTCATATTTGGTATTTTTAGGAACTGTCAATAACATAAGTTTTACGTTATTTGCCTTGAAGTGGTCAATTATAGATTGCCTGTATATGAACTCGTCTGAATCACCATACTCTTCACTGTAATAATCTCTATAATAGTCAATATACTTTCTACCATTACCTCTGCCAGGATTGATATTTTCCCACTTTCCGTTTAAATGAAATTCTGTTCGATTCTTGTAGGTCATGCAAATAACCCCATAATCGTATTTTGTAATATCATGCTCTAGGGTCGTTCTGACGATTCTACGATTACTACACCCATGCATGGATAAGTCATTATATTCAATATTCAGTTTTTTGGATATTATAGCAGCATAACGATCATTCCTATTTTCCAATCCATAACCCCAACACCAACTATCACCATTAAATAGAATCATAAAAAAACCTTAAGGGTAAAAAATACCCCGAAGTTTTTTTCGGGGTTTTTTGAAACAAAAAGTCGATTTTCGTACAGGATTACTCCTCTGCTAATCGTTGGAAGTATGACAGTGCATCATCATCAGTGCTTGCACTTGCAGTCACTGGTTCTGGTGGTGCAGTTACTATCTCCTCCTCTTCAGTTGCAACCTCTGCTGCTACTGGTGGACGTGATGTGTTCAACACACTGTTCAATCTCTTCTCAAGATCCCCGTATGATTTGAACTGATCAGCAGCAGTGAACTCTTCTAAAGAGTATTGCTTCTTCCAGATTGCTTCGAGAGCATCGTCATCATCAAGGAGTGCACTGGTAGCAGAGAACTCAGATGAATCGTAGTTACGATAACCTGCAACGTT